AGACCATGTTATCGGTATTTTGCCGTTATACCAGTCCCATTCAAACTCCCATTTCCAGACTAACCCCCCGTTATCTGTGAACTCACATCTATATCTCGTTGTCCATGACATTATGTACCGGCTTTTAATTCTGCTTCATACCTGCGATTCGACCAATATATGTTACGTCCTGATAACTTACCCTCAATGATGATTTTTTGTGATTGAAGTTGACCGGAAGAAGCACCTCCACCGCCTGAATATCCTGAACCTGTTTGCATACTTTCAGATGCTTTCTTTGAGGCTCCAACCATTAAGCCACCTATTGCCATCGCTGCCCCTCCTGCTGCTATTGCAGCTATTGCTGAGTGTATTGTCGGAACCTTAATAAGTTCAAGAGCTTTTAACCATGTCAATCCTAAAGCTACTAACATTTTACCAAGATCAGCAACTAAACGACCCATTGATCCTAACATATTCTTACCAAGTCCTTCCATATTACCTTCACCAAGTCCTTCAAAAACTGATATAAACGATTCTGCCATTAGATCAGTTACATTTTTTATAGCTCCCTCCCATGTTTTTTGCCAATCAGCCACAAAGGATTCTGAGGCTTTCATGGCAGCATCGGAGTTAAGAGCATCCTGTAAATCAGCAGCCATCTGAAGAGCAACTGCGGAAGTACCAGCATATTGAACAGGCGCACCGGCTAATTTACCTTTATTGTTTGTTAAACTAAATGGCGTTTTTGGTGCGAAAACAGAAGCCCCCGGAGTTGCCCCTATTTCACCTGTCATTATCTTTGTGATCTCTCCGGCTTTCTTTTTTATTTCATCAAGTGTCGGGGGTATTTCTGTAAAAGCATCAACCAATTCTTCAGCTCTCTTTTTCTGTGCGACTAACTCAGCCGTAAATTGTGATTGTAGTCTTCTTGAATCCGATCCCTCTATATCTCTTATCCTTCCGGCAATTTCATAATATTTTTTCTTTGCGTCAATGCTTTGTAAATTTAATCTCCAATTATCCCATGCAACAGCTAATTCTTCTTTTGCATCAGCAAGTAAAAACGCCTTTAGCTCTTTTTCCTTTTCAATAGCTTTATTTAATATTTCTTGTTTTTCGGCATGAGACTTGGTTTGATCAGCAGAAGCGGTAATTAATTGAGCTAATTCGCTTTGCATTGTTTTAACAATATATCCCTCTTTTATATTGTCCTGATTTATCTTTGATTGCCTGTCTGCTATGTTAGCAGCTTCCTTTAAATGGGAGCCTTGTCCTACAATTAAATCAGTAAGCAGTTGTTTCCCGACCGCCAGCGTCTTATTTATAGCTTGCAAACCAAAATCAGTATCTTTAGCCCAACTTATAAGAACAGCAAAAGCACCAGCACCAGCAGCAGCGGCAGCCATAAACGTCCCTTTAAGATCGCCCATTTTACCACTAAGACCCTTAACATCCTGCTCAGTTTCCTTGAGTGCTTTCTTTGCGCCTGTATTATCGCCTTTTATCCGAACAAAAAGATCTCGTAAAGCCATCTATTTTATCATTTTTAACATCCGTTGTCTAATTGTTTCCAACTCCTCACTTGTAATTGTCTTTTCTACTTTCTTAATTTTTACATTGTCGGTACTTAGTTTGTAAATATCATCCTTGCTATTCGGTTTATTCTCTGTCTTAATATGCGGATTACCTATAATCATTTGATACACCACCTCACGCATTAACCATGCTGTTGATCTTTCCCAGTTACGCCAATATCCGTCAACTGCATTATTAAAATCATCAAATGACCGGCAGTCTTCCCACCTTTCACGTGTCCACCCTAATTCACCAAGTGCGAAAGAACGTAATTCATTCCAAGTTACTTTTTTTTTTCTTCTGTTTCCTCTTTACCTTCCTGTTTTTTATACTTTCCAAGAAGTTCAGTTATAGACTTGTAAAATGCTAACTCGCTTTCTTTGCTCATATGTTGAACCCAGAAAGCCGCATCCACCTCGTTATATTTAGGCTTCTTATATTTGTCCTTGCAGGCTGTTATGTATGCAGCATAAAGAATAGCCACATTAACACGCTCAGCCGGATAGTCTGTAACGCCCCAAAGATCACATCCCAAAACATCAAGAGTAGCAACTTCAAGAGTAGCAAATTTAAAAGTTACTTCAACTTCTTTTTCAATAATAAATCTTTTGGCAAAATTAAATGGTAGTTTCAAAATCATAGTTAGTTAGTTTTAAATAAATAAACAGGCCCAGTATTCCAATGTGCTTCCCCGCTTGTATAGAATTTCAAATAAGCGGTTATTATTCCTGTGATAGTAAATTTATGAATATTAAAGCCTGGAACTATCTGATATTCCCCGTCTGTTATTGACGTATTCGGACCCGAATCAAATATATCTGCTTTTGGATTTGTACCGGCACTGTATAAAAAAGTAACAAGAGTTATCTTATCTCCATTAGTAACCTCAAATACATTAGTACTCACGTAAGCATCCCCTAATGCCTGATCAACATTTAATAATTGTTCTGTATCTGTTTCACAGGTATCGTAAGTATATCCATTCCCTGTTACATCAGTTATAAGATTCTCGGATGATCCAAATCTATAAATGCGCCCTTTAGCCTTAAATGAACCAGATAGTCCTACAGCCTCCTCAGTTGGTGCGTTGATTGATATATTTGAGCAGTCAACTTCCATAAATATAGAACTTGCCAATCCCGTAATAATAGCCGTCAATGATGTCCTGCCACTGATATAATCAAATAACCCTACCGCACTTAGACCAGTTGTACTCTGCAACGCTTCAAACGAAATATCAACAGACCTTAATCCTTTCTCATGCTCTGCCCACCCTGCCGACTGCTTTGTCGTTGTATCAAACAGAGCAACATTAGCAGATAGATTAAAACCTTTCTGTGCGGCAATCTCAACGCCATCAGCGTATAACAATATGCCGCTCCCGTTATACTTTGCCATGACTATACTATTTTCGATAATGCTCCATTAACTTTCATTGTACCGGAATATTTTACAGAGTCCTCAGTACCTGCCGAAATAGTCACGTTGCTAAAAGTCGCATTCCCCTGGTATCCTGATGTTAAACTATCAGGTGTAAAGGATACAACCGCATCGGCCGTACGTGCTATGATATTGTCCAGAATATCATCAGGGCCGAGTCCATGACCTCCGATCTGTGTCATGTCATACTCGCCATCAAAGCTAAATGATGCGTCCCGAAGTCCAAGAATATGCTCCGCCCAGCCGGCTGAATCCTTATTGGTAGTGTCAGGTAGATTCACATTAACTGTCATTGAACAGTTTTTTAAGTACAGCAATTTATCTGTCGCTCCGACAAATATTGCGTATAAAGTTCCACTTACTTTCATATCAATAAATATTAATTGTTTTGAACATTATTTATTTTCAAACCCTTATTCCATAAAGATAATTAGTTACTCTATTATAAAATTAAAAATATCAATTAAATCAACTCTTATTAATCCACTTTCATTTTGCCCTACTAGCTGCGTCATGCTCTCGTGTTTAAGTACAATCATTGTTAAGGTGCTTAATGTCACAACTGAACTCTTAGTAGGTTTTATCATTCCCCTGACCGCACTTAATATTTGTTGTGCCAGCTTCTTTTCCGGCCGGTGTAAGTTATCGGTTGTCACCCTGATCTGAACGGTACCCTTATAAATAAAATCATCATTCGTCCCGTCCTCAATCTGCTGAGTGTTCCCGATATAAACGTAATTATCAGGTGCTATCTTTGGCATAGTCACATAAACAGGATAGGCAGTGCCATTAACTGTAATTGTGTCACCGATAGCAGTTCTAAGGCCGTCCTCAAGTTCCAATGATATGTCAACAAGATCAGTACTCATTGTGCCGCTTTCAGTTTATTAAGTTCCTTTTCAATTCTCTCAACGTGTTTTTTCTCCTGGTTCAATGTTGCTGTTCCTAAATATGATACACCTTTAAAACCTTTTACTTTCTTTGACCCCTTATATTGTGCCGCCCATTGTTTTTCCTCTGCCGTAAATTGTTTTGAAGTGAAAACCATCTCACCTATTCCAAATTCGATATATGCAGCGTAATCTTTTGCAGCTACAACAATATACTCCATTGCGTTAACTGCTTTTTGCTTAATTGAGCCTAACAACCCAGCACCTCCGTGTCCTCTATATGCCTGTGCTTTCTTACCTGATTTATTAACAATAAAAATACCTGATCTCTCCAGATATGCTCTTAAAATACTTTTTGATTCTTTTTCAATCTCGCTTGCAGTTTCTTTAATAGCTTTATTAACGGCCTTTTCAGCATCCTTACCATACTGATTTAAGTCATTAATCAACTCACGTGTACCGGTTATCTCTATCCCTATCATGACATTGCTATTGTACTTTGTTTTGCACTGGCAAAAATAACACACTCTGTTAACATTGACTTACCGGGATTCTTAACTATCGGACGAATCGGAAATAAATACAAGTCATTATAACCAATTTTAATGTTATCCGAATAATTATTATCCCAACAGATAATTTTAAACACAACCTTATCTTTTAACTCCTCATCCTGTAATATCCTACTTCCATCAACCTGGATGACGGAAGCCCGGACGACATCAGCTGTTGACCACGACTCCTCGCTATGGCCGTCTGTTTCAGCGCTGATGAGCGTCTGAATTGTTATAAGCCGGTTTAATTTACCTGTTATCATATATTTAAACTCAATGCTTTTATTCTCTCCTGAATATCATAAGGAAGACGGGCATAAGCAACCCCTCCACTGTCTCTATTATTGAATGCTATTGAAACAAGTTCCAATAGTACGTTATTTGCTGCTTCACTTGTTGCCCCTGCCTGAAAAGTAACCTCTAGATAATTAGTAAACGGTGCACCAACGTCAATTGTTCCGAGTACTGAATCAGGGCAAATCTTTATCGTTTTTAATCCTCGCTGTTGGAATGTTGTTGATACGCCGTTCATTGTAACGGTGATTGCAGGGGATGATAGTACCGGAGTAACTGGTAACTCATACCAGCCATCCTCAGCATCCTCAGCCTCAAAATATGCTTTATAAGATTTTGAAACTAAAGATAGAGCTGTCCGCCCTTCTAACCACTGCCTGGCTGAAGTAATCATTGATTCAATTAACGAATCCTGTGACGTTTCTGTTAATGGATAACCCATGTAATCCTTTACCTCATCCGAGGTAATAGGTTCAGTTAATGATGATGTTAATACAGATAGCTCCATCTTTTAATTTATTTCGTTTGTCTTCCTTTGGCCTGTTTGTTCTCTTTTTTCAGAGGCTCAATGAATTTATGATACTCCAGCCAAATAGCATGTTTACGAGTTACAAGAGCCTCATCGCCCGGCTTCCATATCCTGCCGGAAGGATCTTTGTATAACTCATACATTGGTTTTTCTTCTCGTGTTTTTTCATCCGTGAGTATAACTGATTTCTCAACGAACTTCACTGTGACCCTAAGGTCTTTCTTTTCTTCTGCCATTGTTTATTTAATTTAAAGAAAGGGGTATATTTCAACCCCTTTCAGGTTTACTATTTATCTGCTACCTTTAATTCAAGTTTTGAAAGGGTACTGCACTTATCAGCCGTTATCCCTGAAAACCTGATCTTAAGATATTTCCATAATACGCCAGTACTAACATCTGAATAACTGAACGTACTATCAACAGTCGCCCCATACTTAACCGGCGATCCTATTGCCACCCATCCATCATTGCCCGTTGGATTAGTCAAAGAACCAAGCACCTGTACCCACACATGATTTGCAAGTACTCTATTTGAGGTCTTAGTTGAATCCAGCTTAACAATGAATGAAAAATACTGCAACTTTGGCTTATTGACCGCAAAAGTTACGAAGTGAGTTGTTGAAGCAGCATCAGACCCGTGGATTGTATCACCGGCAACCGGTGTATATACTATCGAGGTCTGAGCCGGAAGCATCGTTTTTGTGCTGCCGAACTGAGCTGTAGCACTGACTGCAAAAAGCAGCATGACTGATATTAAAGCAATTATCTTTTTCATTTCTTTATCCTCCTATAATTATACTCCGATTGCTGTTATAATGTCAGTAAATGTGTCATACACAAAGGCGTTGTAATCAGTTTGTTTGATCCTGTTTACGCAGCGTACTGATGCGGTAATGGTCTTGCGATCATAGAGAACATCATCCTCATTCTGTTCCCATATCTTGATCTCAATGCCACGCTTCATGAATAAACCTATTCTTTTGAAGTCGCCCACAAGAAGATCTCCGGCAGTAACCAGATTACTTTCGATAACCGGGATACCTTTCACCTGAGTCCCATTGTTAAGAATAAAAGGTGGAAGTAAATATACTCCATCTACATTCTTTGGCATATCCATTGCGGCACCATCGGCAGGGTTTATAAATATCCCTGATGCCTGATACTCTGACTGTCTGAGCTGCATGATAGCTGCCCTGATAGCATCAAAATGATTCGGAGATACTATGTTTGCAAGTCCTGTTGAGCTGTAAGCGGCTGCAATACCTGTATCGGTAACTCCCTGAAGATGAGGAGATGTTCCGGTACCTTTATATACTTCTTCCTCAACGATTCTCTCCAGTCCTGTGAAGAGTTCATTGTTGATCTCTGACATAAGAAGATCCCAGTCTTCAAGTGCTTTGTTCTGCACTTTGATAAAGTGACCAAGACGCTCGACAGCCTGTGATCTCTGAATATATGTCAGAATGGTGTTTGCATAAGCCGCACCCTCTGCAACAGCAGCAGCGGCCATAGTACGTGCTGAACGCTCAACCCATGTGAGAGGGTCGCCTGAGATATTGCCTCTGGTAATCATATCCAACAGGGTCGGGATACGATCGGGAGCTTTACCAACACCCGGCTCCCTGAACGGAAGTACAACAGCCGTTGCAAGTCCGCCAGACCCGGACAGATAAGTAGCCACGTCCATTGTGGTACCTGTTTTAATCTCGAATGTGGCATCGCCTTTGCGTGCCTTGAGTCCTTCAATGAATGATTTGTCGTCCCATTTCTTTTTCATCTCGGTAAAGTCGCTTTTACCTTCTTTGTTGAACTCCACATCTTTCATTTTGAGCTGAATTGCATCGAGTGTTTCAAGATATTTTACCATCTTACCCTCAAATTCAGCATCTTTAGCTTTCAGTTCCTTCTCCAGTGCTTTGATCTCATCAGGAGAGGCTTTCAGTGCCAACGCCTTTGTTAGCTCGTCATTAGCGAGCTTCATGGCTTTGATCTCGTCACTCACTTTGTCAATGAGTGTTTTTACTTCTATTTCCATTTTACTTAAAAGAATTTAAAATTGTTTGTAATATTTCAGTATCTGACGGCTCAACAATATGAGTGGTCTCTCCCGGCTCATCCTTGCTAAGTGTCTGTAATTGCTTAATTAATAACTCCGCTGATCTTTTGCGCTCATCGGAATATTTGAGATTTTTTGTAAACATCTGCTCAAGCATTTCAAGAGTTTTATTAATATCTTTAATGCTTTTAATATCAATTAATGGTGTATTCTCATTTGCCCCCCAGCTGGTTAATGTTGATTTTTCCCATATCTTTACCTCAGTTAGCTCACGGCCTTTCTTGCTTTGTCCTAAATCATAAGGATTATGTTTTATAACATTATACCCAATCGAGTGTTCTAATGTCCTGTCGTACTCTTTGAAAAGCATATAATCAGTGAGAACATCAGCCCCGAGCTGTTTATTTGTGTTAATATGATTATAAGAAAGTAACCCAAAATCATCTTCCTTTGTCCCTTCAATAAACGGGACTCCAAGTAAAAGCTCTTCATTATGGTTCAAATACCACTTCGCACGTGCTTTATTTTCCACAAGTGTTTTTGCGTATGCCCCTTTACGGGATATATCACCATCAGAATCAACAGTATTAAAAGCATTATCGTAATTAATTACGATGCCTTTCTTTTGGTCAACATCCTGTATTTTACTTTGAAAAACTTTATATTCCATTGCCTTATGTTTTATTCTATTTCGTAACTTATTGAGCAGTAACAATTAATCACCTGTTCAGCACTCCCATTAACATCACCAGGGTGCTTTAATCCTGGTGCATATTCATAATCCATTGACACGCCACCAAGTGCTTCAAATCCCTGATGTTCTTCACGAAATGACTTCATACCCGGAATAAACATCCATACTTTTTTAATATCCTCACTATTTTCTTTAGCTGCAAGAAAAGAAGCGGTGTTTTGTGCTGCACCTACCTCAGTCATTGCTATACGTTGCGCCTGGAAGTTCTCAATCGAAAGCATCTGATCACCTAATAAGTCTTTTTTTAATAGCCTT